TACCCCCCCGCCGGTGGATGGTGTGCGCAAATTTTGAACGAAGCGTTGCCCGACGGGAATGCTTAGCCCGGACTCTAAGCGGCCATTCACGCTAGAAGGCAGACTGCCAACTAGTGCATGCGGCCAGGACAGCAGCGCGTGGCCGCCACGGTCCACAAATGCCGCACTCCGCAATCCGTTCGCAAACGGACTCGCGCCGTTGATGATCGGACGCGTTCCTGCGGTAAAGCTTCGAGGAACTGCGCGGAGCCGGACGGTCATCTCAGCCGACGTCTTGCTTGACGCCCAAATACTTCAGCGTGTTGCTCGCCCCTGTGCCTAGCGTCGCGCCGGTATTGTTGCGGAACACCAGACCCCACTTAGATGGCATCACGCCGCCGAAGCACGCCGCTACGCTGAAGGGCCCATAGAAGCAATACTTGTCGTCGTCACCGCTGTCCACGTCAATCGTGCCAACAGGAATCAGCTGCGCGTAGCCAAGAATTGAAGTGGACCCGGTGGTCCCCCAGACAATGGCTTGGTCTACCGCGCCGACTCCGCCGCTGTAGCCTGCGCCGTCCGCCAGCGCATACGCCAAGATGTCAATGGAACCTCTCGCGCTGACCGCTCCGATCTGAATGCTGCCGCCGACCAGCGCGTCCAAAAATAAGTCAACCGTATTGTCGACAACCTCTGACTGGCGCCACGCTGCGGAAGCCAACCCGTTCAACGTGCAGTCTATGGTCCTCCAACCAATCGGAGACCCAGCGCTATAGTTGATGCTTCCGGTTGCCATGTTAAGACCCCATCGCGCGAACGACGTCCGACGTGTCGAGCAGATGCTCGGTTGCCATCGTGGCCGGGTCCGCGTTCGACCCCGTTCCGACTGCGAACAGCTTTTCCAAGCGCGTCGCAAGGCGCATGCACACGTTCAACGTCGCCGTGGCCACGGCCACTTTCGCCGCGGTCCCCTTCCAGCACTCGCTGACGCCCGCGCGGACGTTGACCTTGCTGGCGTCGATGGCGCGAGCTTCGTTGGCAAACAACCAGTCCCAGATGCGCGCCTGCCCTGCGGTGAGGTTGTCGGCTTGTGTCCAGTCAAAATTGCCAGCCATGATCTCGTCGCGCGTCACAGACGTTCGCCACACGTAGAAGTCCGGTGCCGCCACCGCGTTGTAGGCGACCACGATGGCGCCCAAGTCGCCCGCGTTCCACTGCGCTAGGAAGTTGGCGGTTATGTCAGCCTTGAGCGTTTGCAATTGCGGTTCAGTCAACATGCGCGTGTCTCCTCAAAAGCGCGGGCGCTGTGTTAGGGTTGCCAACGCAAAGCCTGATGTAGTTTCCCGACACCCGGTCCCCGCATGAGTTCCCACGCTCGCAATGTGCCACATCACCAGACGGATCGGTGCGCCCGCGCTCATGACCGTTCCCACCGTGCGACGACGACAACGCGCTCGCCCTCGCACAGCTCGGCTTCCACCGTCACCTTCACTCGCCGCCGACTTCCAGACCCGTGACCGGCTCCGGGGCGGTGAGGTCCAAAGGGACGTTCTCAACCTCCGTGAAGTCGCTCTCGTTGCCAGCGGCGTCATACGCGGTAACGGCGAAGTCGTATGCGCCTTCCGGCAGCGCGGCCAACGCGGGCACGTCCTTGAAGTAGACGACATGCTTGCCGTCCGCGTCCTTCGGTGGCACGCCGACGTCCGCGTGCGGGCTGTCGTACGTGAACGACGGTCCCGGGGCGGTGGGCGCGAAGTAGATGTTGAAGCCGTCGGAGCCCGCCACCGGGTTCCAACGCAGTTTCCGCGATACGATCTTGGGCATGGTTGTCCCTCAGGTTTCGATGCCGGTCGGTGCCGGCAGGTAAGCGTAGATCCACCAACCCTTCGGTCGATCATCGACCGAACCCGCGCCCGTGCCTTCGGGCGTATTGGGGTCGGTTCCGGTGGTAGGCGTGGCCGGCTTCACGGCTGTCACCCAATTGCTGCAAACGCCAAGCAGCATCCCATTCAGGTAGCACAGCTTGACTTCATAGACCCAGTGGCCCGCTTGCGGGATGGGCCCGGCGTCCGCGCAATAGGAGCGCGGAATCACCGCGCCGCTCGCGTCCTTGTTTGGCGTCCAGTTGGAGTAGATCAGCTCCTGTGACTGCATCATCGGGCCACCTTCGACGCGGTAGCGGCGGAACTGCAGAACCAGGTTGGTGGCCTCGTTGCCGCTGCCGTCGACGTTAGTGTTGCCCCAGCAGAGATTGTGCGACTGACCCACTTTCAGTACGAGGGTCGCAACTTCGGAGTACAGCAGGCTGATGGTGTCGCCCGGAGGGGGCGCAATGAACTCGACGCGCGGCGGATCCTGCTGCGCGTGCGTCGCGGTCCCAACAAGGAGCGCCGCGACCGTGGCGATGAGGTTACGAGAACGCACGCCCGCCCGTCGCCACGTACAGCGCCAACAGCGCCGCCAGCGCCCAGATCAACCCGACGAAGAATTTGTCCACCGCTGTCTTGAAGGTCATCCGCTTGTCCTCTCGAAAAGATGCGACGCGCCCGCCGTCCTCCGGGGACGCGTCGCAAACTCTCCACCTCTAGGAACCGAACATCACGAGGCGCCCGTCCGCGTAGCCGCTGTTGTCGCTGTCGGAGAACGTCAGCGCCATTCGCATCGCCATTGCCAGTGCCACGATCCCGTCGATGCGTCCGGTGCTCTTCGCCTTGTCCAGCTTGCGCTCCCCGGCGGCGTTACGCTCGGCGACCGCGTTGGCGGCGCACCACGTCAACACCGGGTGGGCGGCGTGCCGGATCCGTCCGTTGAGTAACTCCGCTTCGAGCGCGTCGAGCGCGGGCGGCATGTCCTGGAAACCCTGGCCGTGCTTCACCAGCACCAGCCCCTCCGGCAGAATCGTCCCCGGCTCGATCTTGGCCAGTACCGTCGCATCCACCCCCAGCGCGTTTAGCGCCGCCACGAGGTAGTCCATTCGCCAGCGGTCAAACGCGACGATGCACTGCGTGGTCGCCGCGCTCAGCTCCGCGAGCTGTTGGGCGACGAACGCAAAGTCCACGCTCGCGCCCGGGGTGGCTTGCAGGAACCCCTCCCGCACCCAGAGGTCGTAGGGCGTCCGGTCCTGCCGGGCGCGCTCCTCTAGGTTCACCTCCGGACACCAGAACGTCGGGCGCACGTGCCACGCCCCGCCCTCGTCCCCCGCGACCGCCACGAGCGCCGTCAAGTCATTCCGTCCCGACAGGTCCAGCCCCGCGTACACGCGCCGCCCGAGGAACAGCCCCGGGTCCGCGTCGGCGTTCCCGCTCTCCCACACCGCGCGGGCGATGAACGGGGAGTGGGCGTTGACGCGCTGATTCAAGACCAGGTTCCGATACGCCGCCTCGCGCGCCGGCATTCGCCGCGCCGCCTCTGCCTGCGAGCGGACCTCCTCCGCGTTGAGGAAGTCGTCAAACGCGGGGTTGGCCGCGCGGATTGCTTCCTCCCCGAACGGGTCCGCGGTCTCGGGCGCCGTGTAGAGAAACAGCTTGATCTTGGGGTCCGCGCCGGTCCGCGCGTCATCGATCAACACCGACAGCAGGTCCGCCGGGGTCGGCGCCTGCGTCGAGATGACGATGCTGAGCGGGTCCTCTTGCGCGCCCGCCGCGGTCTCCAGCGCCTCGTACAGCTCCGAGCGCGGGCCGCGCACCTGGCCCAACTCGTCGTGGACCGTAAAGACGGGGCTGAGCCCGTACGCGGTCGAGGCCTCCGCCGACAGCGCCCGGTACAGCGTCCCCCGCTCCGGGCACAGCAGCTGCTTCGCGGTCTCGCGGATCACGACATGGTCGCGGAGCGTTGGCGACAACCGCACGATCTTGGCCGCGAGGTTGAAGAGTAGCGCGGCCTGGTCGCGGGACTGCGCCGCCGAGAACAGCTGCGAGTTCGGCCGCGCCTCGCGCCCGCACGTATGCAGCAGGAGCAAGAATGCGCTGAGCGTTGTCTTCGCGTTCTTGCGCCCAAACGAGATGATGGCGGTGCGGGTCGGGGAGTCGTAGATGCCGCAGATGATGCGGCGCTGCCAAGGGCGCAGTTTCACCGGTTGCCCGACAAAGCGCCCCTCGGGGATGAAACAGTTACGCTCGATCCACCGGCAGTTTTTCTCCCCCCGCGTCAGCGCCGCCTTCGGCGTCGCCGGGCGTTTACTCGTCATCGTCCCACGGCTTGTCTATCGCCGTCACGCCGCCGCTCCGCTTGGCGATAGCCGCGGCGGTCTGGGGCGTGTAGCGGGACTGGGGCGTGAGGCGGAGCGCGGAAGCGAGGCGGTGCATCAGGCTCACCTGCTTCTTCTCCATGTCGTGGAGTTCCTTCATCGCCTTCATGTCCACGGCGGGCGGCGCCGCGTCGAGGAGACGGACCCAGTGCCGGTAGTGCATGACCACCTTGCAGTACGCTTCCAACAGCGGGCCGCTGTCCTCGTTGAACCAGTCCGCCGGTTTAGACGCGACGATCTTGCGCCAAAGCGCCCGTTGACTCGGCGTCAGCGACGGCGGGGGCTTCAGTCGCTGCGCCAGAGTCAACGGGACGACATTCTGAGAGGCGGCAGACTTCCGGCCGCGTCCGTACATAATCACCTCTTGTTCCAGGGGTGGGTGTGATCGAGCGGGATGCCCGCCGCGTCGCACCCCGGCTGCCAAGCGCGGGTCGTCGCGCCTTCGTCGGCGCGGGTCTTGACGCTGTGGCAAGGCGCGCACAGCGACTGGAGGTTGTCCGCGTCGAACCACGCCCCTCCCGACTCTATCGACACGATATGGTCGACGTGTTGCGCCGGGACGTACGACCCGCGGGCCCGGCACTCCCGACAGAACGGCTCGCGCGCGAGCTGTTCGAGACGCACGCGCCGCCACTCGCGTAAATCGTACACTCTCCCCACTACGCGCGTCCTCCTCCGGATCGAGCCGAACCCGAGCCCGTAGTTGAAGGTCGAGGTGATGCCCTGCTTGGGCATCGGTTGCGCGCGCTCGACGAACGCGAACGCGCCCTCCTCGGTGATGTTGAACTCGATGAACATCATGCGCAGCGCCTGCGCGTTCAGGTACTTCACCTGCCCCTCGACGAACGGCAGGGCGCGCGTGAACAGCAGCTCGCCGTTGTCGCCGAGGGCCGCGATGCCGCCAGTGAGCCCTGGGTCAACGCCGAGCACGATCATCGTTCATTTTCGGTCGGATGCTGAAACCCGCGCGAACGTGCGCAGCTTCGAGCAGGCGCATGTCGCGCAACTGCTTCGCCATGCGCGCCGGCTCCTTGCCGGTATTGTCGCGCAGATGAACGGGGATCTTGTTCTTGCTCATGGCTTCCCTCCGAGGGCTGCGTCGATGCGGGAATGCTTCCTCCGCACGGGAAACGGTTAGCCGGGTGCTGTCGTGGCGGATCAAACCCCGCACATTCCTTCGACGCATCCATCCTCAAAAAGATCCTGTTGCCCGAGTCGTCCACCGACCTGCTTTTCATGATTGAAAACCATTCCTCCTCCTCCTCCTCCTCCTCGGTACGGGCGCCCCCGGCTCCGCGGTCGTTGCGTCAAAAGGTTGCGCGACATAAGTGTTGGCCGGACCGGGGGCACCAATAAAGAGCACCGGGGGACAACGAGGTCGACCGGTGCTAATGTTTTTGTGCAGCGAAGAACGGTGGAGGGTTGCACATCGGCACCACTCCACCATCCGCTTTATACGCGCATTTGCTGGGCAAGAAAGGTACCTTTTGCGGGCGAGCCGCTTGCGATAAATCCGTCCACAAACGCCCGCGCCTGATTGAGCCGGGCAAAGTACGTCTTGATTGACAGCGCAAGCGCCTCCGCCTTGAGTGAGACCGGGGCGTGCGCGACGTAGTGCGCATCGAACACGAGCCGCAGCGGGTACGCGAGCCGGTGGAAGGCGCGGTTGACCGCGACGGCGTTGCCGGTGTAGACCTCCGGGAAATGCTGCTTGCGGCGTGTGGTGGCGCCTCCGGCGCCGTCCCGTAAAAACCGGATCTGATCCAACGTACAGGTTGGATACCCGAGGTGCTGGGAACGGAACTTGGGCGCGTCGAGTCCCAGCACGACGCGTCGTTGTCGCCCCCACTCCTTCAGGATTTGCTCTAGCGCATCGTCTCCTCGCCTTCGCCCCATCGTATTGCTCCCCACGTGCTACCCAAACGCTCCGCCCCGACTCCCCCCGGAGTCGGGCGCGGCCCCTTGATGATTCCGTGCTCGCTCCGGTGTGCCAGCGGAGGTCTTGCCTGCTGGTCGAGCGGACCGGCGTTTTGCTGGTCGAGCGGAGGTCCGCTGGCTTGGTCGAGAGGACCGGGACTGGCCCCACACGCGAGGCGGTCCGCTGGCTTGGTCGAGAGGACCGGCGCTACGCATTAGCAATTAAAGCC